CTAACCGCATCGAAATCGAGGCGGTTTTTCTATTGTCCGAACTTTGACGACGTTAAAAGCCAAGGATATCAGTCCACTCGGACTTAAAAGGAGGGCCTAAAATGGCAGAAGAACAAAAAACAACTGTAGAAGAACCAAAAGAAGAGCAAGTCGGCACTCAACAAGAGGTGGAATCTATAGAGAAAATATTCACACAATCTCAGCTTGATGAAATCATTCAGAAAGAAAAAGCTAAGGCCAAGCGCTCTGCTGAAAAAGAGTATCAAGCCAAGATGGATGAAGCCGAAAAGCTACGTCAGATGAACGAAGCCCAGAAAGCAGAGTATGAGCAGGAGAAACAAAAAGCATACATTGCTGAACTGGAAGCTAAAATCAACCGTAGCGGACTAGAGCGAGAAGCCTCTAAAATGCTTTCTGAGGGCGGTATTGTAGTTGACGATAAAATCCTAGGTCTTGTCGTTAAAGATACCGCAGAGAGCACGCAGGAGGCTGTAGAAAGCTTTGTAGCTTTGGTGAATGACTTAGCCGATAAGAAAGTCGGTGAGAAACTAAAAGGTAAGACACCGAAGAAGATGGAAGATACTTCAGCTGGTGAGATTACCAAGGAACAATTTAACAGAATGGGTTATCAAAGCAGAAATGAACTGCTCCAAAACAACCCAGAACTTTATCATAAATTGAAAGGATAATAGACAATGACACAAACTAAACTTGCACAGATGATTAACCCTGAAGTGATGGCTGATATGGTATCAGCTAAACTGCCTAAAATGATTAAATTTACACCGCTAGCATACGTCGAACGTGCGCTTGTTGGACAACCAGGTAACACCATCACAGTTCCTAAGTGGGAATACTCTGGCGATGCTAAGGATATCGAAGAAGGTGTAGCAATCGAGCCTGATCAATTGACTACTGCTAAGTCTACAATGACCATTAAGAAAGCCGGGAAAGGTATCGAACTTACAGACGAAGCAGTTCTTTCTGGTTACGGCGACCCAATTGGTCAAGCTACACATCAAATCGCCTTGGCTATTGCTAACAAAGTAGATAACGATTTAGTTGAAGAAGCTAAAAAAGCTACTCAATTCGTAGCTGAAGCGCCTATAACTGGAGATGCACTTGATAAAGCCTTGGCAGTGTTCGCAGATGAAGAAGATGCTCGTTATGTTGCTCTTATCAACCCAGAAGATGCTATTGCTTTGCGTGGAAATGCTGCTAAAGAGTGGGTTCGTGGTTCAGAAATCGGTGCGGCTATCGTTGTATCTGGGACGTTCGGTGAATTCAAGGGTGTTCAAATCGTACGTTCTAAGAAAGTAGATAAAGGTAAAGGGTTCCTTGTTAAAGTTTCAGCTGTTGATACAGATACAGACGATGTTGCTAAATACGGAGCGTTTGTTATCAATCTTAAGCGTGATGTAGCTATTGAAACAGACCGTGACATCCTTAAGAAAACTACTGTTATCACTGGTGACGAACATTACGGTGTATACTTATACGACCCTTCTAAAGTCGTTAAATTCGGAGGTGCTTGATGGGAATGATGTTACGACGACATCATCCTAAAAAGCCTGCTGAAACTGAAGTTATCAATTATAGCGACTTAACGGTTAAAGACTTAAAAGATATTGCTAAAGAACGCAATATCGAAGGTTATTCAACGCTGAACAAAGAGGATCTTATCGCAGTATTGGAGGGATAACATGGCAAATATCACTCAAGTAAAGATATTGCTAGGGATTGAAGATAATCTTCAAGATAAGCTACTCACAACCATAGCAATGTTAACAACTGCTAATTTTTTAGCCTACGCAGGCGTGGATGATGTCCCAGAAGGCCTTGAGTATATCATTACCGAGGTCATTATTAAACGATTTAATAGGATAGGTGCTGAAGGGATGAGTAATCATTCCTTAGAAGGCACGTCTATGACATTTAACTCTGATGATTTCAAAGAATACGATAGTGTGATAAAACGGGTTTGCTCAAAAACTTTCAATGCGGGGTTTAAGATGCTATGAGATATAACGAAAGAGTGGAGATTATCACTAAGAAGCATGAAGAATATAACCCAGAAACAGGAGAATATACTTCTAGTGAAGATAAAGGGTTGATTGTTCCAGTTCATGTTATGGACTTGGGTATCGATAAGCAAGTCGCAGTCTTTGGTGAATATAAACGAGGTTCAAAAGTGGTTTATTTCCAAAATGCACCTAAAATCGCATTCACTTATCTCAATTATCATAAAGAACGCTATAAATGCAGGGCAGATAAGCAGTCTGGAAAAGTATTCTACTTAGAAAAGGACAACTCTATTGGGTAATATACGCTTTGAATTAAAAGGCCTTGATAAACTTCAAGCTAAACTTCAAAGAGTGGCTAAGATGGAAGAAGTGGAGCATATTGTCGAAGAAAACGGCAAAGCTATGCTAGAGAAAGCAATTAAGAACACTGAGAAATTCAGAGGTCATTATAGAGGCAAGAAGCTTATAAAACCAACTGGAGCCACCAAGCGTTCGCTTTCTGAAAACAGTAGCAAACTAGAGAAATTTAAGTATCGAGTGGCGCCTGGGACTGATTATGCTGCTTACGTTGAATTGGGAACTCGCAAAATGGACGCACAACCATTTATCAAGCCAGCTTTTGATGATCAGAAAAAACTCTTTAAGAGAGATTTGGAAAGGTTGGTTAAATGAAATCAAGAGAACAAGCAGTTTTTGACAGCGTATTTAAACGTTGTCTTTTTTTGGGTTACAAAACATACGATTACAAGCCAGACGACAACGTACCTTATCCGTTTGTTGAATTTGAGGACACGACGACAAATCTCGTTCCGAACAAGACGGATGTGAAAGGTACTGTTGAGTTGGTTTTGTCGGTGTGGAGTACCCGAAAAAAACGCAAACAAGTATCAGATATGTGTTCGAGTATCTTAGCTGAGGCGATGAAGATTAGCGAGGCAGATGGCTATCATCTAGCATTGAATATTTCGCAGTCTACAATATCGCTATTTGACGACAACACGACAATCGAACCGTTAAAACGTGGTCGTGTTCGTTTAGTATTTACAATTTTATAAAAGAAGGAGGGCAAGAAATGCCTATTGCAAAAAAAGGGATTGACAGTATTCTATTGTTCCGCTTGTTAAGTGAAGCAAGCAAAGTAGATGGTGCTAAACTAGCATTCCAGACTGAACACTCATCTGAAAAGAGCCGTGACGCTAACTCAGTTAAAACTAAAGACGGTGTTCTTCAATCTGTTGGTGGTATTGAGGTTTCTATCACTGCTACAACTATCATGGCAGAAGATGATGAGTTGGTTGAAAAACTTGAAAAAGCTATGGATAAGGGTGAACTTGTCGAAGTTTGGGAAATTGAGAAAAATGCCAAGAAACAAGGTGACAAATACGAATCAGTGTACTATCAAGGTTACTTGACATCATTCAAGAAAACTAAGAATGCTGAAGATTTGATAGAGTTGGAACTTGAAATCGCAGTAAATGGTACTGGTGTCAAGGGATATGCTACTCTTAACGCTAGCCAAGCTGAAGTGGTTCAGTATGAGTTTGCTGATACCACTAAAACAACACCTAGTTCACTAAGTTCTGTAGCTTCAGTTTCTGGAGCACATGGTATCGGTGGGTAGAAATTAAGAGAGGTTCATGCCTCTCTTTTTTATTGTATTTTTTAGAAAAAAGGAGAAACAACAATGCAATTAGTAATCAAAGATAAAACTTACAACGTGAAATTTGGCGTTAAATTCGTTCGTTCGCTTGACAAAGCTTATCCAATCGAGCAACAAGGCTTGAAATTCGGCATGGCTCTATCTGCTAAAATTCCTGAGTTGTACGCTAAGAATATCGCTTCATTAGCTGATGTTATTTACCACGGAACAGTCACAGAAAGCCCACGACCATCTTTGGCTGATGTTGAAACATTCGTTGAAGAGCATGAGGATCTAGAAAAATTGTTTGATGATGTGCTCCAAGAATTGAGTGAGTCAAATGCGGGTAAGTCTTTGATGTTGGAGATGAACCAAGGCCTCAAGAAATAGTTGAGAAATCATCTCTTGAAACGTTTGAGGAAATCATTATAAATTGTGTCCGATTTCTGAACATCACAGACATGAACGAGATTGGTCGCATGACAATGTATGAGTATGATTTGTTAATGACTGGGGTGTTGCTAAGAAAGCAAGATGAAGATGAACTCTTACATCGTTCTGCTTGGTTATCTAGACAGGTAGAAGCTACTAAATCGGACGGTAAAACTCCTTTGTATAGAAAATACAGTGATTTTTACAAGAAGAAAGATACTGCGAAACATAAGTATCAACTCTCAGATAAAGAAAAACAACTCTTACTGAGAGCAAATATGTAACGAAAGGAGGTATATAATGGCAGAAACTTATTCAGTCGAAGCGGTACTAACTGCGGTTGACAAAGGAATGAGTTCTACTTTGAACGGTTTACAGAAGGCAATCAACGGACTTCAAAAAACATCATCCGCATTTGATACGATTTCACAAAAGAGTGGTTCAATGTTTAAATCGATGTTGGGTGCTAACTTGGTTAGTTCAGCAATTGGTTCAGCAGTTGGCAGCATTAAAGGCTCTTTAGGTGAAATGGTCGGAGAGTTGAATAGTTCCAAGAAAGCATGGGACACGTTTGACGGAAACCTTGGTAAGCTAGGTTGGGGCAAAGACCAAATCAACCAAGCTAAAGAGGCCATGCAGGACTACGCTACCAAGACTATCTACTCAGCTTCAGATATGGCAAGTACATTCTCACAGATGGCTGCAATCGGTCGTGAGGATAGTGGCCAGTTAGTTGAGGCTATGGGTGGTCTTGCCGCATCCGCGGAAAATCCTAAGCAAGCGATGAAATCCTTGTCACAACAAATGGTACAAGCTCTAGCTAAGCCGAAAATCACTTGGCAAGACTTCCGTATCATGATGGAACAGGCACCAGCAGGTATGAGTGCAGTAGCCAAAGAAATGGGATTGTCACTCAATGAACTGATTACCAAAATCCAAGACGGACAGATTAAAACCGAAGATTTCGCTGAAGCGTTTAAACGTGCAGGGATGTCTATGCAGGGCATGGCTACAAGTTACAAGACGATTGACCAAGCGTTAGACGGTTTGAAAGAAACGTTAGCGAATAAACTCAAGCCAGCTTTTGACGCGTTGTCTAAAGCAGGTATCAAGGCTCTTGAAGCAATTATGAATCAGCTTGATAAGATTGATTTTAAGAAGTTAGCGACGAATCTTGAAGAGGTTCTAAACAAGATTGATTTTAATGCAATTGTTGAGAAAATAGCGTCATTCGTGAGTACATCTGTTGCTAAAATCAAGGAATTTTGGCAAGGTTTCTCAAATACAAGCGCAATTGCTGACTTCAAGAAGGCATTGAGCGAAGTTTGGGAAGCTATTAAGAAAGTAGCATCAGCTCTTTCCGGTGGCGACATGGCTTCTTTTGGTGAAAAGATTGGTAAAGGATTGAGTATAGCATCTCAAGCTATCCAGTCGTTTGCTAAAGTAGTTCAAAGTCTAAGCCCTGATCAGATAAGAGCGATAGCGTCTGCGTTTCTTGCATTTAAGACTGCGCAAAGAACAACGAAATTAGCGACGGATGCCTTAATCGGGCTTAGAGGTGCAGTAAGTGCGACTAAATACGTTTTTGGTGGAATGGTTAACGCTGGGAATGTAGGAAAAGCCTTATTTGGCATCGCCAGAGGTTCTAAGGTTGCTAGTTCAGCCTTGTATTTCATGTCTGAAACATCTACGCTTGCTAAGGTTGCAGTAGGCGGTCTGAATATCTTCAGTAAAATAGGCGGATGGATTGGCCCAGCAGTTACTGCGATCGTTGGTTTCCTTGGTCCTGTCGGTTTGGTGATTGCTGCAATTGTTGCAATCGGTGCAGCGTTCGTTGTTCTTTGGAATAAAAGCGAGGGCTTCAGAAACTTCTTTATCGGCTTATGGGATGGCATTGTTAACGTCGCTTCAAATGCTTGGCAAGGTATTCAAAACGCTTGGAATGGTGTTGTTGAATGGTTCTCTAGCCTTTGGAATAGCGTCAAAGAAACGGCTTCAGATGTCTGGAATAGCTTCTTAGAAGGCGCTCGTCCTATTGTCGAAGGCTTGATGAACGTCTGGAATGCTTTAAAAAATTTCTTTTCAGCATTGTGGGACGGGATTGTTTCAGTGGCTACAACTGTTTGGAATGGCTTTGTAGAGTTTCTGACGCCGATTGTCGAAACAATCAAAGGTTTGTGGTCTGGTTTCTCTGAGTTCATGTCTACAATCTGGAATGGTATCGTAGACGTTGCAACGACTGCATGGAATATGCTTCAATCGGTCATTGAGACGGTTTGGACCGCTATTCAGCAGTTTATAACAAGCGCTATCGAAGTTATCCAAAACGTGATTACGACAGGGATGCAGATTGTTCAAGAGGTATGGAATGCGGTTTGGACTGTGTTTACTACAATCGTTCAGACTGTTTGGACAGTCATTTCAACAATCATTTCAACGGTACTGAATGTAATAGCAGGTATTATCAACACAGTTACATCTATTATCAAAGGCGACTGGAGCGGTGCTTGGGAGAATATTAAAGGTATAGCGCAGACTGTTTGGGAAGGTATTAAGTCTGTTATCTCAACAGTAATCAATGCTATTAGTACTATTATTGGTACGGTTCTGGGAACAATTAAAAATACTGTAACAACGATCTGGAATGGTATTAAAGATTTTATTTCAAATACTATCAACAATATCAAAGGCACTGTTATCAATGTAGCTAATTCATTAAAAGATGGTTTTATGAATGTGTTGGATTCATTGAAAAATGGAGTTAGCAATGCAATTGATGCAGTTAAAGGATTCTTTGATAGATTGTGGAACGTTGACTTGAGTGGTGCTGGCCAAGCTATCATGGAAGGCTTCCTTGGTGGTTTGAAATCAATGTGGGGTGCGGTTACTGATTTCGTTGGTGGTATCGCTAGCTGGATTGCCGAACACAAAGGACCTATCTCGTATGACCGTAGATTGCTGATTCCAGCTGGTCAAGCTATCATGAGTGGTTTCAATACTGCTTTGATGGGTGGCTTTGAATATGTCAAGAGTAATGTGTCCGGAATGGCAGATGGCATTCGTTCGATGTTCGACGATGCAGGTTCTAGAGTCTCAGCAATGTCAAATGCTTTGCAGGGCAATTTCTCTAATAACGTATCTGGTACATTATCAGCTACTTATGAAGTCAACCAGACGAAAGAACCAGCTATTATTAACCTCGCTCTTGGTTCAAATGATTTCAGAGCCTTTGTTTCTGACATTTCGAATATCCAAAGTAAAGAAGAAAGGATAAGATTAAAGGCTAAAAGCCTTTAATGGTGTTTTAAATGTATACTTTTAACGACACGATAAGAGGAACGCCAACATTTAACTCGGGCTTAGAAGTTCGATTTGGTGATATAAGCCTCAATCAAGAGATGAACAACGAGGACGGAACGTTCTTTGTGGCGAATACCACAGGGCGTGATGTCCTTGATTTTCATCATGAAACTGCAACTATTAAAGGTCGAGACGGTCAATATCTGTATGGTGCGACTTATAAAGAGCGTGAGATAGAGATACAGGTCAAGTTAACAGGATTTACTGATTTAGGCATGCGGAGACAGTACGAACGATTAAATCGCTTGTTATTTTCCCGTCAAGCTAAAAAATTAGTATTTGGTGATGATTCAGGGCGATATTATAAAGCTATCTTTTCAAAAGTTAAGAAACCAGAACTGGAAGATGCTAATGATACAGTTATCAAGTTGCATTTCATCTGTTATGACCCGTTCAAGTATACAGAGCCTAAAACAGTAACGACTAATAAGGTAACGTACAACGGAGATTTCCCAACAGAGCCTATTTTGAGGTTAACAACGCAAGCAGGCTCTGAAATTCGTATCTTACATCTTGAAACTCAGAAGTATATCAGATTGAAGTCTACTTACATTCAAGGTTCAAATCTACTGGTTAATTGTGAGACGAGAGAAATCAAGTTGAATGATAGAAACGAGTTGATGAACTTTGACATGGTTAATAGTCGCTATTTTAAACTTCAAAAAGGTGTGAATACATTTCAAGTTGTAGGCGCTCTATTGAATAACGTTGAGTATAAAGAGGTGTTCGCATGATCTATTTATTTAATCAGACAGAAGAATTGATTGATGTCATCGATGAAGCGAGCCTTGCAGATTTCACTCATACGATTGAATTAAATCGATTTGATAGAGCGAGCTTTGAAATCCCTGTAGATTACAAGCCTAACATAATAAAAGAAGCCCAATTTTTCGGATTTCAATCACGAGACAGGGCTTTTTGTTTGTTCAGGATTTCAGAAAAATCTTACGACATCGGTTTGACTATCCAAGGGATAGACAGAGCAGAAAGCGACTTGCATTCATTTATCATTGAGGATAAGCGACCAGGTGGAACTGCAAGTGATGTTTTAAGAGAGATTTTGAAGGGCACTGGCTACCAACTAGGCGATATTGACGGCTTGACAATCAATGGCAATATGTCTTTCTACTACATTTCTGTCAGACAGGCGCTTGTTAAATTGATTGAATCATACGCTTGCGAATTTAGAGTCAGATATACCTTTGTCGAAAACAAGATAATCGGACGGTACATTGACTTAAATCAACGTTTTGGACGTGTTACTGGACATCAATTTGAATACGGTTCTAACATCTTAAATGTTATTTTTGAAGAATCATCTGACGATGTTGTGACGGCTCTTATCGGCCGTGGCAAGGGTGAACAAAGCACGGATGAATCCGGAGAGGCTACGGGTGGTTATGGTCGTAGAATACAGTTTAAAGATGTATCGTGGTCTGTTGCTAAAGGTGACCCTGTCGATAAACCTGCAGGGCAGAATTATGTAGCGAATGAAACCGCTAGAAACATCTACGGCTTGCATCAAAATGGTGTTATCAAGCACCGCTTTGGTGTCTATACCAACGAGGATATTGAAGACCCGGTCGAGCTGTTAAAAGCAACTTACAAGGAATTGAAACGTTTATCTGTTCCTATCGTCACATTCAAAGCCAATCTTTTGGATTTGGCCAATGCGATTGAGCAAGATATCTGGATTGGTGATAGTGTCGGGATTGTAAGAGACCAAATCGGAATAGCTTTTGAAGCTAGAATCCATAAGCTAATCATCGACAAGCTAGATGATAACCGCTCAGCCGTTGAATTGGGCGATTACCAGACATTACAAGCTAAAGACCGTTTTACTCGTCAACAAGTTATCAAAGATGCAGTAAGTGGCTTTAGTGAATCACTAATTAAAAAAGCTATTGCAAACGAGGTAGACCGTCGAAATAAGGAATTTGATGAAAAAATTCGTGTTAATAAGTTAGAGTTTGATAATGAACTACAACGTGCGAAGGAAAGAGCTGAAGAAGTCAAACGTCAAATCTCAAGCGAAATCGACAAGAAGTTTCAGTCGTTCGATAATGCTTCAATTCAAGAAGCTAGGCGAGAGGCAGAAGAGGCCTTGCGAAACGCTGGCGCAAGCAGCTTACTCGCTCAAGAAGCGAAACGAATTAGTGAGCGAGCAAGAGCAGACATTACTAATCTACAAGCATCTTCTCAAAATGCTCTTAGCCAGATTGAGTCGTTCAAGACTCAGTACGGCACTAAGCTGAATGAGGTTAAAAGCACTGCAGATGGTCTGTTTACTAAAATGGGCGCGGTTGAAACCTACATCAGCAAGGACGGTCAGCGACAAGAGAGCTTGCAGCGTTATGCTCGAAACGAGAGTGCTCGTCAAGTCAGCGCAGTACGTGAGCAGATATCCAGAGATTACGTTGGGAAATCATCTTATCAAGAGGATGTGAGAGGTCTAGAACGTCGATTTAGTGCGATGAGCACGCAGACGAACAACGATATCGCTACGAAAATAGCTCAGTACAAGCAGACAGTAGATGGTCAATTTGCAAGTATCACATCTCAGATAGCTGGCAAAGCTAACCAAGTCGATTTCCAGCGTGTCAAAGAAACCAGCCAACTCTATGAGCGTATTATTGGCAGTAATGAGAACGACATCTCTAACAAGGTCGCTCGCATGGCTATGACCAATCAGCTGTTCCAGGTTGAGGTGTCTAAGAATGAAGGTCTGAAAACCGTTCAAAGACAGTTGGCCGGCTCATGGTCCGTTCAAAACATTAACTCAGCTGGGGATATCATCTCTGGAATTAATCTGGGTGCTAATGGGTATAACCGATTTGACGGTAAACTGACTCACATCACTGGCGAAACCTTGATTGATAAGGCAGTTATCAAGTCAGCAATGGTTGACAAGCTGAAGACAGCCAATTTTGAAGCTGGTTCGGTCACGTCTACAATTATAGGTGCTGAAGCCGTTACTGCTGATAAAGTGAGAATGGACCAAGCCTTTGCTAAAAAGCTAGTGGCAAGTAACATCTTCACAGATATGCTTGCTGCGAAAGAGGCATTTATCAACAAGCTTCGGTCTGTCGTAGTCACTGCGACCTTTCTAGAAGGTTTTCAAGGCAAAATTGGAGGTTTCAGATTTGGTCAATACGCGAACAGAAATGGATATTTCATAACAGGAATTAACTCTGTTAGTGTTGGGATGGGGAACGGAACGAACGCTGGTGCGAACAGAAACGCATTTTGGGCAAATTGGGGTGAAAGCTTAGACACCCCTGGCCCTAAAGCCTGGTATGTCAACACAGATGGGAAGATGTATTGTAGGAATGATGTAGATTTTTATTCGAAAGTGGATTTCGCAAGTACATCAAAGGTTAATTTCTACTCTAGAATCAATGCTCCGAGAGGAATATGGATTGGCTATGATGATGTGGAAGGTGAAGGGGATAATCCTGATGGTGGATACAATAGAGTTGTCTGGTGGAGTCAAATCGTCACTGGGAAATGGAGACAACACGCTGGAATCACAACCGGTTCGGATAGAAAATTGAAAGATAATATTGAACCGACATCAGTCAAGGCATTGGATAAAATAAATGCTTTAAATTTAGTCGCATTTGACTACATTAAGGATAAGACTCATGAAGAAATCGGTCTGATCGCGCAAGAAGTGTTAAATATTATCCCTGGTTCTGTCGAGAAATACGAGGGCGAGGATAATCACTTAACAATCAATTACTCAAAATTTGTGCCTTACTTAATTAAAGCAGTACAAGAACTAAATCAAAAATTGGAGGAAATAGCATGAACGAAACACTGGATCAATTAGTGATGAACTCACTAGCAACTAAATTGGCTAAAAGTGAGTTGGAATCGGCTCAAAATGAGGCATTTTACCAACTTGCAACAAGCGAATTAAAAGCAATGAACGAGGTGCTGAAATACGAACCGGCTCTCAGAGAACTTTTCGAAGAAACAAAAGCTAAAATGCAAAAAGGAGAATAGAACATGACACAAACATACGAACTAGCAAATAACCCTTACTACCGTCAACCTGAGA